ATTTTCAGTAAGTCAATGCTTCTGCACCTGCTGTCGACTCAAACAGCAGAGAAGGGAAACGTTGTTGGTCGACAAAACCTTCGTAAATACGACTTAGTCTTATCTGGCAAGCCTTTAGCACACAAGGTGTATTTCCATTACCTCTAGCACGTATGGTATCCATAACCAGACACAAATTTTGCTTTGCTCCGCAAGCTGATTAGAAACAGCTCCCACTATTTTAAAGGATTAGTGGTGGTCCTATTAAACCTCGAAATTATCGGGTTCATTGAAGAGCTCATAATGCTCGTCCAAATATTTGCAACGCCATTCTGTACAACGCATTTCAAATGTCGTTGTAAGTTCGGTGCACAAATGAGAAATATTGCACTGTTTTGCAATTTGCTCCATTTGACTTCTCCTATACTCATAAACATCTTTCCCATGATTGAACCACTCACGTAGAGCTGTATCAATATTAAGTGCACAAGCGTGCTCTTCTGTTATGGGCGCATTCTTTTCTCGAATGTAGCAATGTAACATTTTAAAAAGAGAAGCGTCAACCAATGCTCCAACGTAATAATTCAATTCCTCTATATAAACACTTTTGCGTTTTAAAAATTCAAAATCTTCAAGAGGAAGAAAGTCGGACAATTCTGTCTCTTTATCGGGCATTGTATAAATTTGTCCATATTCCTTAAGGAAAGTGGACATACCTTTGATGGTGAAATTGTTGATTTCAGAACTAACTGAACCAATGTTATCATCACCATACGTGATCAATGATATATAATCACGAAATTTAAGGCGTCCTTCATATGTTTCACTAGGATTCATTGAATAGAAGTAACACCTCTGGTTTAGGCTCCCACATATACCATTGATAATCACTGTTAATGAATTGCCACTTATATGTGTACCTTCTGTTAAACCAATAAGATCACCGTTATACGCTATAATAGCATAAACGATATCTCCTGCCATAGCCTCCATAATCTTAATGTCTTCATCGCTATAATTGCACTCTTTTGCTAAATCAATTAAGATTCGCAACACTGCAATTATTAATTGCGATGGTAACTTTTGATCATATTTGCTATAATCGCCGCCAACCAGGCGATCTTCTCCAAAATGAGTGATGCGTCTATACAAGACGTCCCATTCAGGTCCGTGACTGTTCACTCCTACAGCACACTCCGAGACTAATGGATTCATTTGCAATACCCTAAGCAATGGTAAATAGTATTTCCTCACTAGAAAAGTTAACGATATACTATTCCCATAAAATATTCTACATTTAGGCTTTGATAAAACTTCATCCTTTTTACAGGCTTTAGCTATTGGATATGCTCTTTCTCCATTCTTATAGCAATTCTCACATCTTTTGATTTCATCCATAATAACAGGATCAAAGACCCTATTATTATGTCCATTTAAATCTGGCCCGAAATCCTCAACGAATTGACGCTTTGGTCCTGACAATGGAAAACCAATTGATGTGTCCAATTTGATAGCATCCATAAATTTCTTTCCAGG